CTTGAAGTCCGGGCCGGGACTCGGGTGGCCGCAAGGTCAACACCGGCCCGGACTTCAAGCGGCTCCCTCCGCAGGCTCCTGACTGGCTGTCGCCGGAGGCCGCGGCGGAGTGGGACCGGGTGATCCCGGAGCTGTCCCGTCTGGACCTGGTGAAGGAGTCGGACCGGGCTGCGCTGGCGGCGTACTGCGAGGCGTGGGCGGTGTTCGTCGAGGCGACGCAGACGGTGCAGCGGGAGGGCCTGACGATCGAGGCGCGGCAGGGCACGCTGGCCCATCCGGCGGTGGCGATTGCCCGGAACGCCGGCCGTGAGATGCGCAGCTGGGCGGCTCACTTCGGCTTGACGCCGTCGACGGAGCAGGCGCTGGCGCGAAGCGGGGGCGACGATGGCGGCGAGGAGAACCCGTTCGCCGGCTCCGGCTGAGCTGGGGATCAGCGCCGAGGTCGCCTGGTACATGAAGTCCCGCGGCATTCCGCTGCCGGACTGCCGGCCGAAGGTGCAGACCCCGTCGCCGGGGGAGGCGCCGGGCGCGGTGTTCGACCCGGCCAAGGTGGACCGGGTCCTGAAGAGCTTCCATCTGCTGCGGCACACGCAGGGCAAATGGGCGGGCAAGCCGCTGGACCCGGACCCGTGGCAGGTGGCGTACATCCTGGCCCCGGTGTTCGGCTGGGTCCGCTGGGACGACGAGGCCGAGGGTTACGTGCGGATCGTCCGCAAGCTGTACGTGGACGTGCCGCGCCGCAACGGCAAGACGACCCTGTCTGGCGGCATCGCCATGTACTTGATGGCGGCGGACGGCGAGCCGGGCGCGCAGGTGTATGCGGCGGCGACGAACGAGCGGCAGGCCCGCTACACGTTCGACCCGATCCGCACGATCGCGGAGCGGGCGCCGGCGCTGAAGGGCAACGTCAAGGCGTTCACGAAGAAGATCACGCACCCGGCGTCGGGCTCGTACTTCACCGTGGTGTCGTCGGTGGCGGAGGCCCTGCACGGCGCGAACGTGCACGGCGGGATCATCGACGAGCTGCACGTCCACAAGTCGCCGGACCTGGTGGAGACGATCGAGACGGGCACCGGCTCGCGCCGGCAGCCGCTCGTGGTCATCATCACGACGGCGGACGAGGGCAAGCAGGAGTCGATCTACGACCGGCGCCGCCAGTACGTGGAGCAGCTGGCGCGCGGGGCCCTGCACGACCCGGACACCTACGGCGTGGTGTGGGGCGCGGACGAAGCGGACGACCCGTTCGCCGAGGCGACGTGGCGGAAGGCCAACCCGGGCTACGGGGTGTCGCCGTCGGCCGCGTACCTGCGCGGCGCGGCGGCGGAGGCGCAGCAGTCGCCGGCCGACCTGGCGAAGTTCCTGCGCCTGCACCTGGGGATCCGCACGAAGCAGAACACCAGGTTCCTGACGCTGGAGTCGTGGGACGGCAACGCGGGCCTGGTGGACGAGGCGAAGCTGAAGGGCCGCGAGACGTGGGGCGGCCTCGACCTCGCGAGCACGTCGGACCTGTGTGCGCTGTGCTGGCTGTTCCCGAACGACCAGGACGACACGCTGGATGCGATCTGGCGGTTCTGGACGCCGGAGGCGAACCTCAGGTCGCTGGACAAGCGGACGGCCGGGGCCGCGTCGCGGTGGGTGCGGGAGGGCTTCCTGGTGGCGACGCCGGGGAACGTCGCGGACTACGACTACATCATCGAGCAGATCCGCCGGGACCGGGACGCGTTCAACGTCAAGAGCATCGGCTACGACCCGTGGAACGCGTCGCACTTGACGACGATGCTGACGGCGGAGCGGGCCCCGCTGGTGAAGGTGCGGCAGGGCTTCGTGACGATGAACCCGGCGATGAAAGCCGTGCAGCGGCTGGTGCTGCAGGGCACGCCGGAGGCTCCGGCGCTGCGGCACGGCGGGCACCCGGTGACCCGCTGGTGTGTGGACAACCTGGCGGTGGCGATGGATCCGGCGGGCAACGTGAAGCCGGACAAGGCGAACAGCGGCGACAAGATCGACGGCGTGTCTGCGCTGGCGACGGCGATGTCGGAGATCCTGGCCCGCCCGCCGAAGCGGCGGTCGGCTTACGAGGACGCCGACGACATGATGATCGTGTGACGGGGGTGGTCTCGTGTTCGCTTGGCGTCGCACGGCGGTCCGTAAGCGGGTGGTGGTGAACCTTGCCGACAAGGCGTTCTCCGGGATCCTGTGGGCGCAGCGGGGTCCGCTGCTGGTGCTGCGGGACGCGGAGCTGCTGGAGGCGGGCAGGGACCCGCAGCGCATCGACGGCGAGGTCGTCATCGAGCGGTCGCGGGTGGAGTTCACCCAGGTTCTGGCGGGCGGTGGCTGATGGCGTTCGTGATGTCGGGCGGCCAGCTGCAGTTGACGGGCCCGAGCCCTCTGGCGACGTACATGTCGCTGCCGGCGTCGGTGGCGGCGCCGTGGGAGTACGCGGCGATCTGGCGGGCGCAGCCGCAGGTGCGGACGGTGGTCAGCTTCCTGGCGCGGAACATCGCCCAGCTCGGCGTCCATACGTTCCGGCGGGTGTCGGACACGGACCGGGTGCGGCTGACGGATCACGAGCTGGCGCGGCTGCTGGCGGAGCCGCTGCCCCGGCTGACGACGTACCGGCTGGTGGAGCGGCTGGTGTCGGATCTGGCGCTGTACGACATCGCCTACTGGATCAAGGTGAAGGTGGCGGGGCGCCGGGGTCTGCTGCCGGTGCCGCCCAGCCTGATCCGGCCGGCCGACGGCAACTGGATCGCTCCGGACTACTTCGAGACGGCGGGCGGGCAGCAGTTCGGCGTCGACGAGGTGGTCTACTTCCACGGCTACTCGCCGGAGGATCTGCGGTCGGGGGCGTCGCCGATCGACGCGCTGCGGGCGCTGCTGCTGGAGGAGCAGGAGTCGACGAAGCAGCGGGCGCAGATGTGGAAGTCGGGCGCCCGCATGACGGGTGTCCTGTCCCGGCCGGCGGACGCGGAGCCGTGGTCGCCGGAGGCGAAGCGCCGCTTCGGTGAGATGTGGCGGACGTTCGCTCAGGGCGGCGGCGCCGAGGGCGGTACGCCGATCCTTGAGGACGGCATGGCGTACACGCCGATCGCGATCAACCCGCAGCAGGCGCAGTACATCGAGTCGCGGAAGCTGACCCGCGAGGAGGTCGCGGCCGCGTACCACATTCCGCCGCCGCTGGTCGGGATCCTGGATCACGCGACGTACTCGAACATCACCGAGCAGCACAAGATTCTCTACCAGGACACGCTCGGCCCGTGGCTGGAGATGATCCAGCAGGAGATCCATGCCCAGCTGCTGCCGGACCTGCCGGACAGCGACAACGTGTACGTCGAGTTCAACATCCAGCAGAAGATGGCCGGCAGCTTCGAGGAGCAGGCCATCGCGGCGTCGACGGCGACGGGCCGGCCGTGGATGACGGTCAACGAGCAGCGGGCCCGCTTCAACTTGCCGCAGATCGAGGGCGGCGACAGCCTGATCACGCCGATGAATGTCACCGAGGGCGGCCTTGCTTCGCCGCGGGACACGGCGCCGGATCCGGCGGACGCGCTCCCAAAAGCGCGGGGCCTGGCGCTGGTCAAGAGCTCCAGGCCCTCTGACCTCGCCCAGTTCGCCGCGGAGCAGCGGGCGTTCACCGCGTCGCTGACGAGGTGGACGCAGGCTCAGGCGGACCGCCTGTTGCTCTCTGCGGGCGCGAAGGCCGATGGCGTCCCGGATCTCGTCGAGATGTGGGCGGCCGGCCATGACGACCGGCTGGCACAGCTGGAGGCGCTGCTGGCCCAGCACGGCTACCGGCTCGCTCAGGTGGGCGCCTGGGAGGTGCTCGGCGCGTGGAACCCGGAGGCCGAGGGCTGGTCGGCCGAGGTGATGCTCGCCTGGATTCTCGCAGCCGCCGAGACGCACGCCGCCCAGCACGAAGAGGCCGGCGCCCGCGCGGTCGCCGCGGTGCAGGACGAGGGCGGCGACGGCTGGCGGGACCGGCTGACGCAGGCCGCCGCCGCATGGACCACGGCCGCACACGTGCGGGCCGCGACCGCGTCGACAGAGCTGCGCTCGTTCGGCGGCCACGACGCAGCCTCCGCCTCGGGCCTGACGAAGAAAGTCTGGCGGACCGGCGGGAAGAACCCGAGGCCCAGCCACAAGGCCCAGGACGGCGAGACGGTCTCGCTGGACGACGTGTTCTCCAACGGCCTGCGCTGGCCCGGCGACGGCCAGGGCAAGACCGAGGAGCTCGTGAACTGCAACTGCACGCTCGACTACGCGAGGGGAGACTGACGTGCTGACGAAGGATGCCCCCGCGCGGGTGAAGGCGGCAGGCGAGGCAGACGGCCTGGGGGCCGGCGAGTTCACCGCGCTGGTGAGCGTGTTCGGCAACGAGGACTCGGTGGGCGACGTCGTCATGCCGGGCGCTTTCGCCGACGACCTGGACCGGTGGCGGCAGAAGGGCGACCCGATTCCGGTGATCTGGTCGCACGACTGGGGTGACCCGTTTTCCCACATCGGCGAGGTCACCGACGCCAAGGAGGTTCCGGCCGGGCTGCTCGTCACGGGCCGCCTGGACCTGGAGAACCCGAAGGCCGAGCAGGTGTGGCGCCTGCTGAAGGGCCGCCGCGTCACCCAATTCTCCTTCGCCTACGACATCGAGGACGGCGGCTGGGGCGAGCGCGACGGCCGCGACGTGTACGAGCTGCGCAAGCTGCGCGTCCACGAGGTGGGGCCCACGCTGGTGGGCGCCAACCAGGAGACGGAGCTGCTGGCCGCGAAGGCCGCCCACGTGGCGTCCGGTATGAAGGCCGGCCGTGTCCTGTCACAGAAGAACTTCGAGTCCTTGACCGCCGCCTACCAGGCGATCGGCGAGGTGCTCGCCGCGGCGCAGCCGGAGAAGGCCGCGCCGCGTACCCCGTCCAGCGAGTCCGGCCAGCCGGACCCCGCAGCGGCCGACGGCGAACAGCCCTCCGCCCAGCCTGCGGACGTCCAGCCCGCCCAGGACATCCCGGACAACGAACCCAGCAGCACTGAGGACGAGACCACGCCGGACCCCCGCGAAGCGCCCGAAGGCGCCGCCAAGGCCGGAACCGCCTCGCTCCGTCTGCGCACCGACCTCGACCTCCTGCTGGTCGAGGCCCTTCCGCTCACGGAATGAGGAGACATGCCCGTCAAGACCCAGGAGCTGACCGACCAGCTCAAGCACCACCTGCTGCAGGCGCAGGCCATCGCAGCGAAGGCCGACGACGAGGGCCGCGACTTCACCGACGACGAGCGCACCCAGGTCGCCGAGCACATGGCCAAGGCCAAGGAGGCCAAGGCCGGCCTGGAGAAGGCCAAGGCCGACAACGACATGCTGTCCGCGCTGAAGGAACTCGGCGACGGCATCGGCTACGAGGACAAGCCGGCCGAACGCCGCACCCCGTCCGGGCTCGTCGTCCCCGACGCGAAGGCGTCGCTCGGCGAGACGTTCGTGAAGTCCGGCGAGTACCAGTCGCTGATGGCGTCCGCCCCGAACGGCGTGTTCGGCAAGGACCACCGGGTGCAGTCCCGGCCGGTCGGCTACAAGGCGCTCGTCACCGGCGGCTCCGACACCTCCGGCGGCGCGTTCGTCACCAACCAGATGATGGGCCTGCAGGTCGGGCAGCTGGCGTTCCAGCGGCCGCTGCGGCTGCGGGACGTGGTCACGAACCTGACCACTACGTCGGACACCATCGAGTACGTCCGGATGACGTCGCAGACGAACAACGCGGCCCCGGTCGCGGAGTCGACGGCGACCGCGGACCCGGGCACCATGAACGCCGCGAACGGCGTGAAGCCCGAGAGCGCGCTGGCGTGGGCGAAGGTCACCACGCCGGTGCGGACGATCGCGCACTGGATCCCGCTGACGAAGCGCGCCCTGTCCGACGCCGCGCAGGTCCGGTCCATCATCGACGCCTTCCTCCGCTACGGCCTGGAGGAGGAACTCGAAGACCAGATGATCTCCGGTGACGGCACCGGTGAGAACCTCGAGGGCCTGGGCAACGTGTCCGGCGTGCAGGCGCAGGCGTGGGACACGGACCCGCTGACCACGACACGCAAGGCCCGCACGAAGGTCCGGCTGGTGGGGCGCTCCACGCCGAACGCCTACCTGTTCAACCCGGCGGACCTGGAGACCATCGACCTCCTGCAGGACAACGAGGCCCGCTACTACTTCGGCGGCCCGCAGGGCCTGGGCACCGCGGGCACCCTGTGGGGCCTGCCGGTCATCGAGACCGAGGCCGTCCCGGCCGGCACCGGCTACGTGGGCGACTTCCGCAAGGCGGTGCTGTGGGACCGCGAGCAGGCGTCCATCACGATCTCGGACAGCCACGCGAACTTCTTCATCCGCAACATGGTCGCGATCCTGGCGGAGATGCGGGCCGCGTTCGGGGTCATCCAGCCGAACGCCTTCGTCGAGATCGACCTGACCGCCTGAGGGGGCTGACATGCCGTATCTTCACCCGGGCGCTGGCGCGGCCCGTCAGGGAAAGCAGGCTGCCGCGGTCGCTGACGCCGCCGCGGCCACTTCGGTCGCCGCGGCCGGCGCGACTCCCACGAAGGCCGAGTACGACGCCCTGCGCGCGGACTACCTGGCGCTGCGGACCAAGGTGAACAGCCTGCTCGCCGCGCTGCGTACCGCGGGCCTGCTCGCGCCGTGACCCTGGTCAACTCACGGACTGTCCGGGGCCGCTGCCCGCTGTGCGGCGCCGCTCACGCCGCCTGTGGGCCGGCCCCGGACACCACTCCCGTCGACGAACGAATGGAGGTGGCCGCCGTGGGCGGACCGCTGAAGAAGTACGAGGTCACCACGCCGTCCGGCGTGACGACCACGATGAAGCTCAACGAAGCCGACGCCAAGCGGCTCGGCGTCCTGCAGGAGACCGAGACCCCGGACCGGCCCGCGGAGCCGACCGAGACGGAGACGCCGCAGACGAAGGCGCGCACCGCCCGCAACAAGGCGCGCACCACGTCGTCCAGCCAGGGCGATGGCTGATCCCCTCGCAGACCCGGATGAGCTGGCTGCCTCCCTCGGAGTTCCGGCCGACGACCCGAAGCTGCTGTGGGCGTTGAAGGCCGCCTCCCGCCGCTTCCGCGGGGCGGTGCGTCACCCGGTGTCCTTCGTCGCCGGCGACGCGGTGACGCTGGACGGCAACGGCCGGACGTCGCTGCTGCTGCCGACGGCGCCGGTCGTCGCCGTCACCTCGGTTCTGCTGGATGGTGTGGCGCTCGTCTACCGCACGGACTTCGACTGGTCGGCAGATGGTTTCCTGCGGAGGCTGGGCGGCTGCTGGCCGGACCGGCTTCGGTGCGTCGACGTCGTCTACGACCACGGCTACGAGCCGGTCCCGGAGGACATCGCGGAGGTCGTCATCGACCAGGCACGCTCCTTGTACCGGATCGAGCCGGGCATCCAGACGAAGACGGTGGGCGGGCAGTCGGTGACGTTCGGGGTGCAGTCGGCGATCGGCGTGACCGCCCAGTGGACGGACGCGGTGGTCCGGTATCAGCTCAACCGGGGTGACCGGCCGTGATGTTCAACCAGACCGCGGTCAGGCTGCGCGCGGGCACGAAGACCGACCGGGGAAACAACACGATCCCGGACTGGTCGAACCCGTCGCGGCTGACCGTCACCGCGCTGAACATCCAGCCCAACGCCCCGGCCAACACCGCCTCAGAGATCGCCGACGAGCAGCGCGACGCGGTCATCACCGGCTACCGCGTCCAGTCCGCCGAGGGCACCGCGCCGGACATCAAGGCCACCGACCGCATCCAGTGGCGCGGGCAGACGTTCGAGGTCGAAGGCGAAGTGGCGACCTGGCCCGACCTGTTCACCGACACCGTCCACCACATCGAGTTCGCGATGCGGCGCGCGACCGGATAGGAGACTGCCATGCTGGAGAGCCTCCGCCTGGATGCCGCCGGTGTGCGGGAAGTCCTGAAGGGCCCCGAGGTGCGGCAGCTCGTCGACAGTGTCGCCGAGGAGGTCGCGGCGAACGTCCGCGTCCTCGTCCCGGCAGGGACACCGGTCGAGGTCCGCGGCTACACCACGGACCGCGGCGCCGCCACGGTCGTCGTCGCGGACCGGCGGGCGATGGCCTGGCAGGCCCGGGACGGGATCCTCACCCGGGCGGCCTCGTTCGCCCGCCTTGAGGTGAAGGCGTGGCAGCGGTGACGCTCGCCGTCTTCCCGGACGCCCAGTCGGCCGCCGCCAGTGTTCTTCGGGATGCGCTCACCAGCCGCAGCGAAAACTACGCGACCGGCGCGACGGTGGGCACGCGGGTGCCCGGCGACCGGTCGCCGGAGACTCCCCGGCTGCCATATGTCCTGGTCCGCCTCGACGGCTCCCTGCCCCACAGCTCGATGGCCAACGCGCGGTGCACAGTCCGCGTCACCGTCTGGCACAGCGACGCCGACCAGGCACACGACCTGGCGCAGCTGTGCCTGGGCCTCCTGGTCGTCCATGACGGGACGGTGCTGCGGTCAGTGCGCCCGGCGACCGGTCCTCTGCCCGCCACCGACGACGAGTCCGGCGTCGACTTGTCGACGTTCACGGTCCTCGCGAACGTCCGCCCGAACGTCCTGACCTGACCGCACCGCCGAACCGCGCGCTCACTTCCACCCTGCTACACACGAGGAGGTCCGCCGTGGCCGGCGACCCGACAAACGCTTCACTGTGGACCGACGCCGATGTGTACGTCGGGCCGCTCACCGCTGTGGACCCCGCAACGATCGACGACCCCTTCGGCTCCGACTGGGGTCTGGTGGGTCTGCTCGACGGCGACGAGGGGTTCTCCGAGTCCCGCGACGAGGACGTCGACGACAAGTACGCCTGGGGCGGCATCCTCGTGCGCACGTCCCGCGCGCACTTCAAGCTCACGAAGTCGTTCACCGTGCTGGAGGACAACGCCACGACGCGAGGCCTGATCTGGCCGGGCAGCACGGACACGCAGATCATCGTGCCGCGCCCGGCGCGCATCAAGATGGCGTTCGAGACCCGCGAGGGCGACAAGGTGAAGCGGCTGATCACCGCCCAGTACGCGGAGGTCTCCGTCGACGGCGACATCACCGAGAACGAGACCGACCTGACCTCCGTGTCGCTCGTCGCGACGATCTTCCCGACGTCCGGGAAGGTGCTGTTCAACCGGCAGTTCACGGCCGGTACCTGACGGCCGGGGCGCGGTGTTCGCGCGGTTCACCGCGCCCCGGCTCTGCACCAACCGCGCGCAAGGGAGAACCGCGCTATGGCTTCCGCCGACCTGCCCAAATGGGTGTGGGACCTGGTCATTGTCATGCAGCAGCACCAGGACATGTACGGCAAGCAGGACCCTAACCCGGTCAAGGCAGCTCTGGCTGCAGTCCCGGCGGACGTGCGTCAGCAAGCCGAAGGCATTGCCGCCTACGTTCGCCTGTCCACCGACAACGTCATGGCCGACAAGATCAAGCAGCAGTGGAGCGCCATGATGGACTCCCTCCGTCCCCCGCAGGCCGGGCCCTCCCGGGACGAGGACTGACCCCGCATGCCCCTGTCCTTCACTGACGAGCAGATCACGACGCAGGCCGTCCGGCTCGGCCTCATCGCCGAGGGCGAGGAACTTCCCCGCCGCCTTCGCGCCCGGGTCGTCGCTTCCCTGGCCGCAGAGCGCCAGCGGCCCGTCGACCCGGCCGAGGTGCCCATCGCCCAGTCGATCGTCATCCAGCCGGGCGGCGACATCACGATCGACGGCAAGCCGTTCCCCTGGGTCATCCAGGCCGAACGCATGCAGGTGGCCCTGCAGCCCGACGGCGCCGGCCTCGTCACCCTGACCATGCCCGCCCTCAACATCCAGATCCTCAAGCCCGCAACACCCGAGAGCGAGAACCGCGCATGACCACCCGAACCGCGCCCCGCAAGACCGCCGACGACCAGCCGTTCGACTTCAACCTCGACGCCGTCAAGGCCGAGGCGGACCTCTCCCCGTTCCGGTTCCACTTCAGCGGCCGCCGCTGGGAGATGCAGCACCTCGAGGCTCTGGACGTCTGGGACCTCATGGAAGCCGCTGAGAAGGGCGAGATCGGCGCCATGCTCGGCGCCTTCAAGGCTGCCCTCCGCGACGACTTCGACGACTTCCGCAAGGTGGCGCTGCCCCAGTACAAGCTGAAGGCCCTGTTCGCCGCCTACCGCGAGCACTGCGGGCTGGAGCCGGGGGAATCCGAGGCCTCCGGGAGCTGATCCGGAGGCACGGCAAATCCCTCGAGGCCGACCTGCGCCGCGAGTACGGGGTGCGTCTGCGGCATCTGTTCACCGGCGAGATGACGTGGCGGGAGCTCGCCAGCTACGTGGCGGGGCTCTCCCCGCAGGCGGCAACCCGCACGGCACTGAACGGCGGCATCACCGAACCGACCGGCGAGGAGATCGTCCTGGCTGACCTGTTCGACGCGGTCACAACGCTCGACTGGCACTTCGCCATGGCCAACGCCGACGAGAAGAAGGCCAAGCCCAAGCGGCCCAAGCCCTACCCGCGGTGGTGGGTCAAGCAGGCCAGCGGCAGGAAGTCGCCCGAACGGCTCGCCAGGATCGAGGACGCGCGCTGTCGTAAGCGCGCACGCGAGCGCGCCATCGCCGAAGGCCGCATCGCCTGACACGGACATCGGAGGTGACCGATGCCGACCGTGGGCTATGCCACCTTGCAGATCATCCCCTCCGTCCGGGGCATCGCCGACGAACTGCGCCAGCAGCTCACCGGACCCGCGGGCGACGCCGGCGGCGACGCGGGCGAGGCGGCCGGCGAGGGCCTCAAGGACAAGCTGCTGCTCGGCGCTGCCGCAGCCGGGGCCGCGGCGGGCGCCCTGCTGGTGGCCGGCATCAGCGAGGCGATGGAGCAGGCGAACATCACCTCCACGCTGCAGGCGCAGCTCGGTGCGACGAGCCGGGACGCCAGCCGGTACGGGAAGATCGCCGGAGAGCTCTACACCAAGGGCATCACCGAGGACATCGCCCAGGGCGCCGAGGTCATCCGCTCCATCGTCAACGCCGGATTGGTTCCGCCGGACGCGACGAACAAGCAGCTGGAGTCCATCGCCGCGAAGATGGCAGACGTGTCGACGACGTTCGGCACGGACATGTCGATGCAGACGCAGGCCGTGTCGGCGCTGATGAAGAACGGGCTCGCCCCGTCGGCGTCGTCCGCGCTGGACGTCATCACGGTCGGCATGCAGAAGCTCGGGCCGAACGCCGAGGATCTGCTGGAGACGTTCCAGGAGTACCCGGTCCAGCTGAAGAAGCTGGGCATCGACGCCAACGAGGCGCTCGGCCTGTTCCGGCAGGGACTCCAGGGCGGCGCCCGCGACACCGACATCATCGCGGACGCCTTCAAGGAATTCAGCATCCGGTCGATCGACATGTCCGACTCCTCGCGCGCCGCGTACAAGAGCCTCGGCCTGAACGCGCAGACGATGGAGCAGATGATCGGCAAGGGCGGCCAGTCCGCCCAGCAGGGCCTGCAGATCGTCCTCGACAAGCTGCGCAGCATCCACGACCCGGTCAAGCGCGAGGCAGCGGCGGTCGGGCTCTTCGGCACCCAGGCTGAGGAACTCGGCACGAGCCTCTTCAAGCTCGACCCGTCCAAGGCGACCAAGGCCATGGGCGACGTGTCCGGCGCCGCGACGACCCTCGGCAAGACGCTGCACTCGGGACCGAGCCACGAGATCGAAGTGTTCACGCGGACCCTCAGGCAGGGCTTCGTGACGTTCATCGGCGGCCAGGTGCTGCCGGTCATCACGACCGTGGTGCACGCCCTGAACGCGTCGCTGGTCCCCGCCCTCCGTACCACCGTCAGTGTGGTCTCGGGCGTGATCGACTGGTTCCGCGAGTGGGGGATCTGGTTGGCCCCGCTGGCCATCCTCATTGGCGGGGTGACGCTGGCGCTGAACGCGCAGGCCATCGCGACCAGCTTCGTCATCGGGGTCATGTCCGTCTACTCCCTGGCCAGCCGTGGCATCGCTCTGGTCACCCAGGGCTGGGCAGCCGCTCAGGCGCTGCTCAACAGCGTCATGGCCTTGAACCCCTTCGTGCTGGTGGCGATCGCGGTCGTCGCCCTGGGCGCCGCGCTCGTCATCGCCTGGAAGCGCAGCGAGACCTTCCGCAACATCGTGATGGGCGCCTGGCAGGGCATCCAGACCGCGGCGAAGTGGGCGTGGACGAACGTCCTCAAGCCGACCATCGACGGCCTCGTGGCGGGCTGGAAGTACGTGGCGGCGGGCGCGCTGTGGCTGTGGAACACCGTCCTCAAGCCGTTCTTCGGCTTCATCTCCACCGCCGCGAAGATCGTCGCCACGATCTACGGCGTCATCTTCCTCGTCGCCTTCAAGGCGTGGTGGACCGGCGTCAAGCTCTACACCGGGCTCGTCATGATCGCTGTGCGGGCAGTCGGGGACGCAGCCATGTGGCTGTGGCGGTCGGCCATCTCCCCGGTGATCGGCTGGATCGTCGCCGGATTCAAGCTGTGGTGGTCGGGCGTCAAGCTGTACCTCAACCTCGTCTCGGCCGGCTTCAAGACGGTCGGCGGATGGGCGATGTGGCTGTACCGCAACGCCGTCCAGCCGGCGCTCACCGCTGTCCTTGCCGTCGTCAAGACGGCGTGGGCCGGCGTGAAGGTGGTCTTCGGTCTGTTCGTCGGCGGCCTGAAGACCCTCGGCTCGTGGGCGAAGTGGCTGTGGACGACCGCGGTCAGCCCGGCGATGCACGGCGTCCGCTCGGTGATCTCCACGGTGTGGACTACAGGCATCCGGCCGGTCTTCAACTCGATCAAGACCGCAGTCGGCCTGGTCGGCAAGGCGTTCGAAGCTGCGAAGAACGCGATCAAGACCGCCTGGGACAAGGTCAAGGGCATCGCCCGGGCGCCCATCCAGTTCGTCGTCGACACCGTCTACAACAAGGGCATCGTCGGCGTCTGGAACAAGGTCGCGTCGGCCTTCGGGGCCCCGAAGCTGTCCACGTACAAGTTCGCCACCGGCGGCATCTTGCCCGGCTACACCCCTGGCCGGGACGTGCACCAGTTCTACAGCCCCACCGCGGGCTGGCTGGGCCTGTCGGGTGGCGAGGCCATCATGCGCCCGGAGGTCACCCGCGCGCTCGGTGTCGGGGGCGTCAACGCCCTCAACTCCGCTGCACGTTCGGGCGGCGTCGGTGCGGTGCGGCGCCAGATGGGCTTCAAGGACGGCGGCGTGTTCGGCTGGATCGGCAAGGCCGCATCCGCGGGCGTGGACCTGGCGAAGTCCGGGGTGTCGTGGCTGAAGGACGGGCTGAAGGCGTCGGCTGTCGCCGGGCTGAACAAGGTCGTGAAGCCGCTCCTCGACAGGATCGCAGGTTCGGCGTCTGCGTACCGCGACATGATCACTGGTGTCCCGAAGCGCATGGTCAAGGTGATCGTCGGGTTCTCCGGCGAAGCCGACAAGAAACTCGCGGCGGCCGGGATCGGGGGCGGCTCGTACAAGTCGGCCCTGTCCTGGGCGCGCACCCAGGCAGGCAAGCCCTACCAGTGGGGCGGCAATGGCAATCCCTCGTGGGACTGCAGCGGGTTCGTCAGCGCCATCGAGTCCGTGATCCGGGGCGAGAAGCCCCACCGCCGCTGGGCCACCGGTGCCTTCTCCGGGAGCAGTGCGCCGGGGGGCTGGAAGCAGAACGCCAAGAGCCCTTACATGATCGGCATCACGAACGCCGGTGTTGGCCACACCGCTGGCACCCTGAACGGCGTCAATGTGGAGTCGCGCGGCGGGGACGGCGTCATCGTCGGGCAGCGGGCGCGCGGCTACAACGCCTCACTGTTCACGTCCCGGTGGGGCTTCGTCGCAAAGAAGTACGACTCGGGCGGTTGGCTGCGGCCGGGCCTGACCACCACGGTGAACGCCACCGGCCAGCCGGAGGCCGTGCTGACCGCCAGCCAGTGGCAGGTCATGTCCCGGGCGGCGGCCGCACAACTGGGCGGGCTGCGGGCGGGAGACCGGCTGCGGCTCGCTGTCCGGGACCGGGAGTTCGATGCCTACCTGGAGGAAGTCGCGGACGGTCGTGTCGACGCGACGCTACGCCCGCTGGCGGCGCAGATCGCAGGCAGGAGGGGGTGAGCGATGCCGATCCCCGGCAACATGCTGTCCGCGACGACGGAGTCGGTCGACCCGAACACCTCGGGCTGGACGGCGAAACTGAACTGCACGATCTCGAAGGGCACGGGCGGCCGGAACGGTGACGGCACGCTGCGGCTGTCGTCGTCGGCGGCGGGGGAGATGCAGGCCCGCACGGTCGCCTCCTACCCGGTGTCGCCGGGCACCGAGTACGAGGCGTTCGCGGACGCCTCCGGGGCGACGGTGCCGGACCGGATCGGTATCCAGTGGCTGACCTCGGCGAACGTCGAGATCAGCATCACGTGGTCGGTGACGACGGCGACGGCGTCGTCGACGTGGCACCGGATCGCAGTCGCGGACCTCGCCCCGGCGGGCGCGGCCTCGGCGCGGGTCATCGTCTCGGCGGTGACCCCCGCCGGTGCGGGCGTCATCAACCACTTCGAGAACGTCTACCTCGGCTTGCCGATCCGCACGACCGGCAACCTGCTGGCGTTCAACACCGAGTCGCTTGAGCGGGACCTGTCCGGGTGGACTGCCGAGACGAACTGCACGCTGGCCCGGCAGACGCCGATGACGCAGTTCGCGGTGGACTTCTACCTGGGCGGCGGGCACATGCTCGCCGCGACGGTCACCGCCAACGGAGACGCGGCGGTGCGCACCGCGGAGAAACCCTCCGCGACCGCGGGCGTCGAGTACGTCGGCTACGCCTACCTCAACCCTCCGACGTCCGGGTCGACGTGCTGGGTGGAGCTGCGGTTCTACAACGCGGCCGACGTGCAGCTGCAGGCGACCCGCGCGAACCTCGCCGCGCCGGGCACGGGCGTCTACCGGCAGAAAGTGTCGGACACGGCGCCGGCGGGCACCTCCTACGCGGTCCTGGCCGCGGGCATCACCGCAGGCACAGCAGGCCAGGTGTGGCGGGTGGAC